GTCTGCTGAAGGTGATGAAGAACAAGGCAGACAGCTTGGACTTGCTATATCAGCAGCAGTACAATCTGAAATAATACAACAAAAAAGACCAGGAGGATTACTTGCATAATGACAGTACCTAATTTTGATAACGATGTAAATATAAAACCTAAATATGGTCAGCGAAAAACATCCGCACCATTAACCCGTGTTGTTCGCTTTGCTGATGGTTTTGAACAGCGAATATTATTTGGCTTGGCTAGTCATCAGAATCCAAAAGTATTTAACTTAACTTTTGACGTGTCGGAAACAGATGCGGATACTATAGAAACATTCCTTGACGATAGAGCTTTAGATAATAAAAGTTTTACGTTTACACCTCCTGGAGAGGCTAGTTCTTCTAAATTTGTATGTGAAAACTGGAGTAAACAGATTCCATATGTAAATAGAGCTACGATACAGGCAACATTTAGGGAGGTATTTGAAGCATGACATCAAGTTATGAGCAAGGTCGGCCTGTAAATTCAAATATACAAATAAGTAAAGATTTACAAGAACCTAATCCTTCTGCAATTATTGAGTTGTTTGAGCTTGAGTTAATACCACATATTCATTATGTACCACCAACAAATATCGATATAAAGTATTACTTCCACGATGGAACGAGTAACAATAATTTTGGTTCTATCAAATGGACAAAAGGAGATACTAATAATACAGAGGTAGACTATGTTGCTTTACCTGTTAAAGCTGAAGGTTTTAAATTTGGTAGAGGTCAATTACCTAGACCTACACTCACTTTTTCTAATGCTTTGAGTACGTTTACAACTATTTTAATTGCTATTAACTCGGCTGAAGAAGGTTCTACTAGAACACCAGTAACGGGAATGGCAAATGCGTCTCATTTATCTATACTAATTAACAATGACCTTACAGGTGCAAAAATCACGAGAAAACGAACATTAGAAAAATTTTTACCGACTTCTAATTATACTACAGTTCCTAGTTACAATGCTTTTGATGCTACTTATCCTGAGTTTCCGCAGGAAGTATATTTTATTGATAGGAAGAGTCAGGAAGATAGAGAGGTGGTGCAGTTTGAATTAGCTGCTAACTTTGATTTAGCAGGGGTGAAAGCTCCTCGTAGACTTGTAACCAGAGATCAGTTTCCATCAGCAGGAATTTTTAAAGGATGAAGCAGTGGCAACAAATAGCTATGAGAGATAGCAAACTAGAAAGCCCAAAAGAGATCTGTGGTTTAGTTGTTAATGTAAAAGGTAAAGAAGTATTTTTTTATTGTCCTAATCGTTCCAGAGATGAGGATAATTTTATTTTAGATCCTGATAGTTATGCAGCCTGTGAAGAAAAGGGTCAAATCGTAGGAATATTTCATAGTCACCCTAAAGGATCTTCTGAACCGTCTGATGCAGATAAGATTAGTTGTGAAGCATCGAAACTTCCTTGGCATATTTATAGTCCTCTTGAAAATACTTGGTCAGAACTCAAACCAAATGGATATAAACCAAAATTATATGGTAGACCTTGGATTTGGGGGTTGACAGACTGCTATACGTTTTTAAGAGATTGGTATAAAGAAGCTAAAAATATTACTTTAAAAGATTATGAAAGATCCCTTACAGCAGAAGAATTTTTAGAAGATCCATTATTTGAAAGTTATGCTTGGAGAACTGGATTTAGAGAAGTAAGACATAATGAATCTTTTGAAAAGGGTGATGTTTTTCTTATGAAACTATTACACCCAAAACCTAGTCATGTTGCTGTTTATGTTGGTCATGGCAATATTGCTCATCATTGCAATGAAAGGCTAAGTTGTATTGAACCTTATAGCGAATTTTATATAAGATGTACTCATAAGAGGTATCGGTATGTCAACTGAGATTAAGTTATATGGTCATTTAAAAGAAGCTACAGGTCGTTCATCTTTTAAGGCAAAAGTCAGCAACACTGCCGAAGCAGTTAAATTTTTAATAGCTAATTTTCCAACTTTGGAACATGAAATGGCCAATCAATATTATAGAGTCAGTGTTAACAATGTAGATATAGATAAAACTGAGCTACACGACCCAGTGGGTATTGCTGAAATAAAAATAGTACCTGTAATAGCTGGAAGTGGAAGAGGTGCTGGAAAAATATTATTAGGAGCAGCACTGATCGGTTTATCATTTTTATTACCTGGTCCTGCAATACCTTTTAAAAATTTACAATTTGGAGGAGGAGCTTTATTTACAGGAGGCACAACTATTGCTAGAGGTCTTGCTTATATTGGAGCAGCTTTGGTGTTATCAGGTATTGCTGATTTATTTACACCAGCAGTAGAACCAGAGGCAGAAGATCCATTGTCAGCTAACTTTTCTAACGCTATCAATACTACACTTGCTACAGTTCCCATACCAATTTTATACGGAGAATGTATTACTGGATCGGTTGTTATCAGTGCTGGTATAGATACTGCCGATGGCTCACCGAGTACGCCAGCTTCTACTAATGTTGTAGATCATAGAGGTAATACTACTTCAGTTCCAAAAGACCCAGATACAGGTCAATCTGTTGAAGAATACGATAGAGATAATTCAGATACTTCTTTAAGAAGATATGTAAGAATTTATAGTGCATCATCTACTCAAGTAAAAATTGAAGCTGTTGTGGGAGATAACACATATCAAGGAACAGGTTATACAAACACAGGAGATGAGTTGTTAACTGCTTATAAAGAACAAAATAAAAACCAGTTTAATTACAGTGCTTTTGTTAAAAGTGGTAATACTAAATATTTCCCTGGAAATCTTAAAGAATCTATTGGAACTTTTGACGCTAATAACAGACCTAGCACTGGTGCTAATGATGGGTATTATTATGGGTTAGTAACAGGAACTATAAGCTAATGACTAATAAAAAACAAATTATAGGTAGTTTTGGAGGACTTTTTGGGGGAGGATCAAGAAAGCCTACAAGAGATCCTGATACTTTAAATAATACTGAAACAGCCAAGGTTATAGAAATACTTTCGGAAGGAGTTACAGAAGGTTTTGCAACACCATCTAAAAAACTTTCATCAGAACTTTCTACAGTTGATGAAGTATATGAACTTGATTCAAGTAATCAAGATCAATACATTGCATACGCACATGAGGATATATATTTAGACGATACTCCTATAAGAAATGTAAATACAGGTAAAAAAAGTGATGATGGCAGTTATCAGAAAGCAAATTTCAATGGGTTTGACAATCCAACTGACGGTTCATTTGAAGTAAGACATGGATCTAAAAATCAATCAGTATTAAGTACTGATGGCACGTTGCAGAGTGAAAAAATAACACAAGTTAATCAAAAAGTACAAACTGAAATAACAAGACAAGTTACAGTAGGCAGACCATCTTTAGCATCAACCCAATCTTTAGCTCCTGAGAGAGTAAAGGTAACACTTCATGTTAATCAGTTACAGGAAACAAACGATAAAGGCGATCTTTTAGGAAGAACTGTAGAATTTCAAATCTTTTTTCAATATGTGGGTGATGTTGCAGACACAACAAGAACTTTAATGAAACAGGATTCATTTTCTGGAAGAACTGGAGATCAGTATAGAAGAGAATATATATTTGCAACAGAAAGTTTTAATAGAGATAGTTTTAGACGTTATCCACTAAATGTAACTGTAAAACGTGTTTCTGCCTTGAATGAAGATAATGACCAAATACAAGATGATCTATTTTTCTCAGCAATCACTGAAATACAAAGGCCAACCACAGATTATGAAGGTCAAACCTTAGATACAAACATTGAAATAGATGACGGTAATGGTGTTACTCAAAAAATACTCGATGGACAATTTTCATATCCTTTTACAGCGTATTCTTTTCTTCAGTTCGATGCGTACCAGTTTGCAAGTATTCCAAAAAGAACATTTCGTTATCGAGGAATAAAAGTAAGAATACCAGCTATAGGTGCAAATAATTCTGGAACTCCTACTGTTGATATAACTGGTAACGGAAGAATAGAGTATCCATCAAATTATGTATTTGATAATCAACTTACAAATAAATTGTTTTGGACAACAGATCCAGCCTTCATACTTCTTAATCTATTATTAAACACTAGGTATGGATTTGGTAAGTATATAAAAAAAGAGGAAGTAAATTTATTTTCTTTCTTCCAAGCTAGTAAATATTGTGCTCAGTTAGTGCCGACTCCTAGAGGAGGTCAAGAGCCTAGATTTGCTTTTAATGGTGTCATAAATAAAACAACAGAGGCTTTTAACATAATAAAAGAGATTTCTGGAATGATGAGATGTTATCCCATCTGGTCAGGAGGGCAGCTTACTCTTGTTCAAGACAGACCTATAAATCCAGACGATGAAGATCCATGTACTTATCAAACTCCTGTTTATGTTTTTTCACTTGCTAACACTTTAAATGGTTTTTCTTATTCTGGAGTCAGTTTAAAAACAAGACACGGAAAAGTTGTTGTTGAATATTTCAATATGGAGTCAAGGCAGCTAGATACTATAGTTATAACTAATCAGCAGGTTTTTGAAAAAACTCATAATATTAAAAAAGTAAAAGCCTTTGGATGTACTTCATTTTCTCAAGCAGCCAGATATGGCAGAAATATAATTTGGTCTGAGAATAATGAGACAGACGTTGTTACTTTCGATGTATCTATAGAAAGTGGAGTTGTCATTAGACCAGGTGCGGTTGTTGGTATAAACGATCCAGTAAGGGCAGGGATAAGAAGAGCAGGAAGAGTAAGTGCTGTAACTTTAGATGGAAGTGGTCATTTAACTGCTTTAACAGTGGATGACAGTAGTTCAACTGATCTACCCACTACTGGCGATAGAACTATCTTAATTTTGGACAGTGCTGGAAAAGCTAGATCAGGAACTATCAGTTCTATCAGTGGTAAGGTTATAACTTTATCTTCTGCTTTAGCACCTAGCGAAACAAGAGATAATACTAATAATATTGTTTATGCTACTTTCCAAGCTAATACTGTTTGGTTAATTGAAAACACTGTTAAATCTCAGTTATACAGAATAGTTGATGTAGAAGAGCAAGATGGAATCCTATATAAGATGACGGGTATTCCTTATAACTGTAATAAATATGATTTTGTTGATGGTAAAAATAGCCCATCAGTATCAGATGAATCATTACAAAATCCTGATTTTACTAAATTTAAACTTGATTCTTTAGTACATCTAAATGATAGGGTAACGAGCATTTTTGAAATTGATAGAGGTGGTCCAAGTTCTATAACTGGTTTTACTGCGTTACGACAAAAAGAAGGTCAGGTTATATCTGTCTTAATAGTTAGTTTTGCCAATGTTTTAGGTACAGGAAAATATCTTGTTAAATATAAATTTAAACCTGGTTCTGTATCTAACCAAGGAACAAATATTTATGGACAACCATCTTTATTTATGAACCCTCTTGCATCTTTTGGTGAATATTTAAGAGAATTTGTAACTGAAGATTTAACTTTTGAAATTGAAAATGCCAGTGTAGGTACTTATCAGATTGAAGTTTATTCAATAAATGCAATAGGTAAAGTATCAAAAAATCCAACCATAAAACAAATAGACAATTTTGGTAAATTAGCTCCACCAGTATCACCAACTAGTCTTAATTTTGAATTTACACAATTAGGAGATTTAAAATTAACTTGGCCTTTATCTCAAGATGTAGATGTAACAAGTAATGGTCATGTAATTATTAAACATAATGATGACACAAGTGGTGCTGCTGTTTGGGGCAATTCTCGAACCATAATGATAGTTCACGGTTCACAAACCAGTGTTATCTTACCGACTGTTACTGGAGAGTATTTAATAAAATATCAAGATCAAACCTTAATACAATCAGAAAATGCTGCAAGTGCTATCGTATCAGAGACTGATTTAGGTTTAGTAGATCGTAGTTTAATTGGAACGATCAAAGAAAATACGACATTCGGTGGAGCTAAAACAAATTCTAGTGGTGTAACGACATCAAAAGTAACTTCAGCAGGATTAGAAATAAACCAAGATTCAAGTAATGTTTTAATTGATTCAATTACTGCAAATATAGATACGATCAGTGATTTTGATACTCTTGATGGAATTACTGGTCGTGATGAAGGTGATTATACATTTACTAATGTATTAGATTTAGGAGCTAAGTTTTCTGGTGTTATTTTTGAGAGTATTGTAAGGTTTGAAGGATTTTCTGATAGTACTCTTTTTGATAGTTATGTGCCAGCAGTAGTTTTAAATTCCGATGGTGCGATTATCAGTGGTGGTGTAGATGCTTTAACAAGTTTTGATGGCGATGTCTTAGAAAATGCAACCGCAGAACTGCGAATCCAAACGAGTGATGATAATTCAACTTTTACTGCTGCAAATAATTTTATTGAAACTGTTGCAAGTGCTAGATATTTTAAATTTACTTTGAAATTAAAAACTACAACAACAACAGAAAATACAAGAATTATTATTGGGGATGGAAGCACCAATACATTAGGTTGTAGAGTTTTGATGAATAAAAGAACTGAGACAAGCACTACGTTAACTACAACAGGAGATCAAACAGTGGCTAGTAATACTGCTTATACATTTACCAATGGATTTTTTATAGGCACAGGTGCTACTACAGGTTTTACCTCAAGCAATCCTTCTGTAACTATCAATCCACTTAATTTGGGAACTGGCGAATATTACGAAGTAACTAATATAACTGGCACAGGATTTAATGTTGTTTTTTATAATAATCTTGGTGCACCTCAGACAGGAAAACAATTTACATATACTGCTAGTGGCTTTGGTAAAAAGGTGTAATATAATAGAAATATCTTATAAGTAGAATTAGATGGCTAACACGGATACGGTAATAGCAAATGCAAGCGGTCAAACTGTACGAGAAGATATACAGACAAATTTACAGGCTTTAAAAAGTAATAACAGCACTGGTACAACTCCAACTGGAACTTCTTTAATAAGTTATATGAGTTGGGCGAATACAAACTCTAATCAATTTCAAGTACATAACAGTTCAGCTTTTTTGCCTGTTGTTGATATATCTACTGGAACATCTGCTGGTACGCATATTGCAAAACCAGGTACATCAGCTATTCCTGGTTATAGATTTCTAGACAGTTCGGGCAGTGCAACTCAAAGTGGTATGGGATTACCAGCAGATACAAGACTTGGATTTTTTATAGCTGGATCTGAAAAATTAACTGTACTTAGTAATGGAAAAGTTGGCATAGGAACTACCGCACCAACTGATATGTTGCACGTTACTGGTGGTGGTGCTGTTATTACAAATACTACAGGTGATGCTTTTTTACAGATTGAAGCAAGTAATGCAAGTAATACCGATGAAGTACATCTTGATTTAGCTACTGGTTCAAATCCTGATTATGCTTGTCGATTTATAAGGCATACAGGAGGTACAGATGCTCATTCTGAGATAGGACATAGAGGAACTGGTAATTTACAATTACATTGCGAAGGTGGTGGCCCAATTGTTTTTAAAACAGGTACTACTGTTGGTTCAAATCAACCTGAAAGATGGAAAATTAATGCTAATGGCACACTTGTCTGGAGTGCACATACAGCAAGTCTGACAACAAACGCTGATAGTACTGGTGTTATAGTACCAAAAGGTATAGCCAGTAAAACAGGATCTAATGCTGGTGCAACAACATCAGGTAATGTATATAATTTTTATTGGAATGATGATTCACCTAATAAATTAAAATGTTGGATTGATGAAACTGATGTGGGACAAGTACAAGGTCCATCATCTGATTACAGAATAAAACGAAATATTACTACACAAACGGAATCAGGAATAGACAAAATAAAACAATTAAGACCTATTACTTACCAATATGCGGATTATAAAGTTTTTAAAGCTAGTGATTCTATTAGAGAAGGATTTATAGCACATGAAGTACAAGAGGTTATCCCAAGTGGTGCGGATGGAGTAAAAGATGGAGATTCAATTCAATCATTAAACATGGATTCAATAGTTTCTGTTTTAACAAAAGCATTACAGGAAGCAGTTGCTAAGATAGAGACATTAGAAACTAAAGTTGCTGCACTTGAGGCAAGTTAATGGCAATCAAACCTGGAACGTATAATTTTACTTTACAAAGGAGATCAGACCATACGATCCCTTTGTTATTTAAAGATGGCAATAATAATCCGATAGACTTAACAGGATTTACTGTTGCAGCACAGGTTTGGGAGGAAACACGCACCACAAAATATGCAGATTTTACTACAACCTATACAGATAGATCAGCAGGATCAATAAGTATATCTTTAACGGATGTACAGACAGCAACTTTTACACCTAATATTTTAAAATATGATGTTTTGCTGGTAGATTTGTCAGGCAACAAAGAATACTATTTAGAAGGTACTATATTTGTAAGTGAAGGGTACTCAACAACATGACGGCAACCGCTAAAAACACTGTTATAGTTAATGGAGAGACTTCAGTTGTAACTGTATCTACGGCTGGACCTCAAGGCCCTGCTGGTCAAGGTCTTGATGTAGATTCAACCAACAAAGTTGATGGATCTGTTATTTACTATGACTCAACTTCTGCTAAATTTAAAGCAGATGCAACTACTACCAAACTTACACTCGTTAATGGAGGAAACTTTTAGGTCATGTCTAACACTATAAGAATTAAGAAGAGATCAGCCAGTGGATCGGCTGGTGCGCCTTCTAGTTTATCTCCATCAGAATTAGCATTTAACGAAGCCGACTTAAAATTATATTATGGTTTTGGTGATAATGGATCGACACCACCTTCTGCAAGTTCAATTATTACTGTTGGTGGATCAGGTGCGTTTTTTAATAAAACAGATACAAGAGCAGCTAATACAATATTAAGTGGTCCTACATCAGGAAGTGATGCTGCTCCTGCATTTAGAGCATTGGTTGTAGCTGACATCCCAACTTTAACAGCTTCTAAAGTAAGTGATTTTGATACTCAGGTAAGAACGAATAGACTAGACCAGTTAGCTAGTGCAACAAATCCAGTATCAGGGGTAACTCCTACTGCTGATGCTCACTTTGCAACTAAAGCCTATGTGGACAGTACAAGTGAAGGTCTTGATGTCAAACAATCTTGTAAGGTAGCTACCACAGCAAACATAACTTTATCTGGTACGCAAACTATTGATGGTGTAGCGGTTTCTGCTGATGAAAGAGTACTTGTAAAAGATCAATCTACTGCTTCACAAAATGGTATTTATCTTTGTAAAGCTAGTTCATGGGTTAGAGCAGATGATTTAGCTACTGGTGCTGATGCTGCTGGTGCATTTACCTTTGTAGAGCAAGGTTCTACAAATGCTGACATTGGATTTGTCTGTACAACAGATACAGCAACAGTTGGTACAAATAATCTTAGTTTCAGTACTTTTTCATCTAGCGGTAATGTAACTGCTGGTGATGGATTAGATAAGTCTGGTAATGAATTAAGCCTTGACTTAAAAGCCAATGGTGGTCTTGTTATTGAATCTACCGAATTAGCATTAGATTTAGCAGCTAGTTCTATTACTGGAACTTTACCAGTTACTAAACTTACCAGTTTAACTGCAACAGTAACTGAATTAAATAAATTAGATGGCCTAAATAGCACGACTACAGAGTTAAATACCTGTACTGATGGTGATACCTCTGCTACATCGACAACATTAGCAGCAGCAGATCGTATGGTTGTAAATGATGCTGGAACAATGAAACAGGTTGCCTTCTCTGATTTGGTTACATTTTTAGAGAACGGAAGTGTATCTGGTTTAGAAATAGATGGTGGAACTTATTGAATCAAGCTATTAGGAGGTAAAAGCCAATGGCTAACACTATAAGAAATAAAAGAGGAACAACAAAACCAGCAGCTTCTGATTTAGTTACAGGAGAAATTGCTATTAAGACAGATGATGCAAAATTATTTATTGAAAATGATTCTGGTCATGTTTTTGAGGTAGGTGAAACTCTTGGAACTTTTAACAGTTCTACGATTACTTATACAGTTACAGTTGCATCTAAAACATCTGCACATAGATATAACGGTACTGGATCAGGTTCGGGCTATAAAATAAATGGTATTTTTGCACCGTTTTTATCGCTAACACCTGGAAATACTTATAAGTTTGACCAAGCTGATAGTTCAAATAGTGGACACCCGTTACGTTTTTATTTAGAAGCAGATAAGACAACAGCTTATACAACAAATGTCACTACAAGTGGAACGCCTGGTAGTAGCGGTGCTTATACACAAATAGTCATAACAGATGCAACACCTATAGTTTTACACTATCAATGTTCTGCTCATGGTTATATGGGCAATAGCGTCACTTCTAATGGTACTTCAATAGATGGCAGTAATATAACAAGCGGTACGATTCCAGATGCAAGATTTCCTAATGTTCTACCAGCTATAAGTGGTGCAAATTTAACTAATCTACCTAGCGGAGGATTAAGTTCTGATTCACAGCAGAATACAGTTGGCGGTACAAATGCAGGAGATTCATTTACAGGTACAGATGCAGTTGATAATACTTTAATTGGATATGACGCTGGAACTAACATAACCACTGGAGATTATAACGCTTTTTTTGGTTCATATGCTGGAGATGCAGTAACAACTTCAAGTAGAAATACTGCAATGGGCTACAATGCCCTATCATCATTAACAACTGGATCACAACATGTAGCCATCGGAACTAATGCTAGTAGAGCCGTTAGTTATGGTAACTATTCAGTTGCAGTAGGAAAGGATGTTTTATATAACGCTACTGCTGGATTTAATAGTGCTTTAGGTTATGGAGCTATGTATGCCTGTACTTCAGGTGAAATAAATACTGCTATAGGTCAAAGCTCATTAAGCAGTCTTACAACTGGAATTAGAAATTCTGTTTTGGGTTATCAATCAGGGAATGATATCACAACTGGACAAAAAAATACTTGTCTTGGAGAATATGCTGGTGATACATTAACAACAGGCGACAGAAATATAATAATAGGTTCTTATGCAACCCCTAGTTCAGCAACAGTAGATAACGAGATAACTTTAGGTGACACTTATATCACTAAGTTTAGAATACCTGGAATTAATTTCGTAGTTAAAGATACTACAGCCACAGAAGACTATGTTTTAACAGTAGACGCTAATGGAGAGTGTGGATGGGAAGCTGCTGCTGGTGGAGGTTTATCATCAGATGCACAACAAAATACTGTAGGAGGCACAAACGCTGGAGATAGTTTTGATGGTACGAATCCGTTTGGTAATACCTTATTTGGATATAATGCTGGAACTGCAATAACAACTTCAAATGAGAATAGTATTTTTGGGTCTGACGCTGGCAGAGATATAACAACAGGTCATTCTAATGAAATTTTTGGTTCGTATGCTGGCCGTTATTTAACAACTGGTTTTAGAAATGTATTTATTGGTTTCTCTGCTGGTCAAAATGTTACTACTGGACAAGAAAATATAGCTATTGGTAAGCAAAGTCATAATTATTTAACTACAGGTGAATATAACACCTCTGTTGGAGTTGATTCTGCTAGAGGCACAAATACGGCTGCTCAAACAGGTAGTCATAATTCTACTTTTGGATACCAAGCTGGATATGTTTTGAGTACAGGAGGTAGTAATACCTTTTTAGGAGCAGAAGTAGGACAGGCTTGTACAACAGGATATTATAACACTTGTGTAGGAAGGAGAACTGGATACCAATTAACTACAGGATATAACAACGTTTTTATGGGAAGGCAGGCTGGTCAAAATACTAATTCTGGATATCACAATGTTGCTGTAGGTAATGTAGCTTTAAATTCAAACACTACAGGTTTTTATAATGTCGCAATAGGAGATACTGCTGGAAGATATGCTACAACAGCAGAGGGTAATACCTTTGTAGGACGTAGGTCTGGTGAAGATGTTACTACAGGAAGCTATAACACTTGTATTGGTCATGGCGCAATGCTTACCGCAACAACGTCTGAAAATAATACTATTATGGGTCGTGACGCAGGGGAAGAAATAAGTACAGGTAGTAATAATCTATGCCTTGGTAAGTTTGCTGGAAGATCATCTTCTCCATCAGGGATGATAACAACTGGTTCAAATAATGTAGTTCTTGGTGATAACAACATACAAAATTTATATTGTGCTGATACTACAATCTCGAACTCAGATCAAAGAGATAAGACAGATATCACCAGCTTTAATCTTGGGCTTTCATGGGTAGAGGCACTACGCCCTGTCACCTATAGGTGGGATAGACGTACTTGGTACGGTACAAATGAGCAACCCTACGGGACACCAGATGGATCTAAAAAAAGAAGTCAATTAAACATTGGATTTTTAGCACAGGAAGCACTTGCAGTAGAACAAGCAAATGGTTACGGAGCAGATAATGATAATTCTCTTTCTGTTCATTTAAATGAAGATGGTATGAGCTACGGAATGAAGTACGAAAGACTTGTACCTATCCTTGTAAATGCTATAAAAGAATTGTCAACTAGAGTCAAAGCCCTCGAAGCAGGGTAAACTACTAACAACAACCTTTAACTATCATGGCTGAACGCACCGCAGAAGAAATCGCTACAATTTTCAGAAATGCTGGAGATAGCGTAACTCTTATTAATGAACTTGCTGCTTTATCTTCTCTTACAGATGAGCAAAAAGATACGATCAAAAGAAACGTAGAACATCTTGAAATTATCAAAGCCTATAAAAAGGAGGATAATACTACTTCTATCTGGACAACAGAAGACTTTACGTCACAAGACGCTGCTGTTACACTAGGTAAAACAAAGTATTAATTTATGGCTCGCAAAACAACAGAAGAGTTACAGGAAGAACTTAAAACGTTACAGAAAAATTACGAAGAGGCTGTTCAAGTTCAAAAAAATATACAGGATAGAGCAGTTGCTATCAATGCGATTTTAGCTGACAGGGCAGAGGAAGAAGCCGAAAAAAAGTCTACTGCGAAATAATAGAAAAGCAGTGTAAATGCTGCGGCAAAGTGTTTTCTACAGCAGAACAAAGAAGAAAGTATTGTTCTAATGCCTGTAAGACAAGGTTTTATCGTAGGAAAAAAGCTACTTGATAGTTGCCATTTTTCTTGTTAAAAATCCTAATGTGACGTATGGAGGAGTGACTACTATAATGAAAAGTAACACTAGACTTTTTAAGTAAATGCTAAACCGCATCTGTCAAATTCTGAGTATTGTTTCATTTGTAATGGTAGCTTCTATGAGTGGTGGAGCGTACTTCGGTTACAAGTATTTAACATCTGAAAATTTTAAAAGCCAAGTCATGAAAGAGATCATGGCAAATGTATCTGGCTTATTACCCAATGTCTTAGATAAAGGTTTACCTGACATGACAGGGCCATCTGTACCAACTAACAAGATTCCTGGTATTCCTAAATTATAATTTTATATGAATAGAAATATTATTAAAGGAGTATCAATAGGACTTGGAACTGTCTTTGTTGCTTCCAACTTTTATACAATCAACCTTTTAAGTAAAAAATCAAATTTACCAATCTTTGATCTACCTGTAAGCAAATACTCTACATATGAAATCGAAGCTGATAAAGATAGTTATAAGATAAGACATCGTATGCACGATCCAAGAATTATTGCTTCTATAGAAAGCAGCAAAAAACCAGCAGGATTTTTAGGTGCAAGTAAGTCATACGTCACGAAAGAAACTCAAAGGATAGCTGGTGAAAAGGATATAACTGTTGTCAATAATGGTGAGCTTACAGCAAAACAAATAGCTTGCATAAAAGAAAGAGCAAAGGGAGAATCTACAGGACAACTTATTGGAACGTCAGTGGCAACAGGAACGGGTTTATCTAGCTCATTAGCTAACGTGCCTATCGTTGGTTGGTTCTTGTCTGGATTTGCAACTAACACAGCAAGAAGAGAAGGCGGTAAGATAGGAGGTAATATGGCTTCTGATTTTAACGACTGTTAATTATGAAATGTTATTGGTGCGATACCGAATTAATAATAGGTGGCGATATTGATATTGAGGAGGATATGAATGGTTATCCTGAATTTTCTGTGATGACTAATTTATCCTGCCCTAAATGCTTTTCGGAAGTGGAAGTATTAAAGAAAAGAGATGCCTACGATTAAAGTTCCTGAGATAAAAATACCAAAAATAAATATACCAGAAACACCTTTTATACCTGAAACTGTATTGGTAGGAGAAAACCCTGCTTGTGATTTAACTAA